TTCTTTGAATAAATCCTTCATAACCATTATAGATGGAAGTTATATCATCTACAACTATTTGAGTACCAGGAAGAATAGGTCCAGGTTCACCTGCTTTAGGATAAGTCATTTACAGATTTAATTACTCTCAACTGTTCTTTCATATCTTCAAGTTGTTTATCTGTATGAAGATGTTCCTGTCCAATCCAATACTCTAATGTTTGAATTAGCTTTGTTGCTCTACTAGTCATTAGTAATATTATTTGAATATATTATAGCATAAAAAAAGAAGGGGTTCAACCCCCTTCCTTAATCATTTTGTTCTGTGAAATTAGACAGCATGAAGTTTTTTAGAAACTTTAAGACCACGATACATTAGATCGTAGTTTCTATGCTGATTGTGCTCTTCGATGAGAGATCTACGATACTCTTCAGTATCGTACTCATTTCCACGGTAAGTGACTTTTGCCATTGTTTTACTCCAAAGTAGTAGGGTTTTTAATCCGTTCCTTTAGTCAACTTTTGCGTCCCATTCGCATCCTGGCTCAGTAGTTCCTTTAACCATTTTAACGATTTCAGACTTAGCCTGTCCGTCAAAATCACTAACGCCAGAGATAATATCTTTGGCATAATCACAAGTTAAAAGAGTAGCGAGTAGTATGTCCATAGGATGAACGATCCGTTCCGAGTCGGCTTACTTGCGTCCCCTATCTAAGGGGGATGAACGTTGTGTTAATAATAACACATTTGAACTATTTAGGCAAGTAATATGTCGTTTTACTACATCGACCCTACAGAGCAAAAAAATACCCCGATTTTTTATCGGGATATATGGGAATTAAAAGTTGAATTTGGTTATGGCTTTCTTCTTTTCTTTTTAGTTGATTGCTTAGATCTATAACCCCATACCTTTGGACTTATAGTTCCTTGACCATACTGTATATCCTTAAGACCCTGTTTAAATTTATCGTAATACATATCAAACAAATTAGTCTTAGTTCCTCTAGTTAGATCATACTTGATTTCTCCAAGTTGCCCAGATTCGTATACAGCATAACTTACAATATACGCATCTGTAGGAACTTCAGTAATAGAAACATCTTGTCGAGAACCATTCTCAACTAACATTTCACAACCATATAATGATTTGATCTTACTCTTTTCTTCAGTAGACCAAATTTCCTCTTTCTTTACGGGTTTTTCTAACTTTTTAGTTTCTGCAGTTTCATTACTCATAATCTATTTTTTTGATTGTAATTCTTTAACTGCATTTTCAAGAGCAGTAAGACGTTCTCCATGATTAGTAGAAGGTGCTTTATGTGCCTGTGCTTCTAATGCTTGCAATCTTTCTTCAATTGTCATCCTCTTCCTCCCCATGTAATATCAGGATAAGCTTCAGATACATTTTCCTTTGTGATCTTATACTTCTCAGTTAATCTACTATCCTTAATAAGACAAAGTATCTCTGCCTCAAGTGGATGTAATCCCTGAAGCATATCAATAAACATAGACTCTCTACGAAGTCCATTCATACCAGGATTACCACCCTTCAAGAAATTATAAAACTTCTTATATTCTCTACGAATAGTAGTCTGCCCTTGATCTTGTGATCCAAGAGACGAAGATCTAAGTTCGCCCATCTTATCAACTGCATCACTAATCTTATCAGATAACGATCCTGATGTTAATGCATCCTCTTTATTACTACCGTAAGGAACATCGCCTGGTGGTAAAAGAGTTTCAATAGTTTCATCAAAATTCCATATAAGAACTGCCTTTAAAGAAGGATCACCATATCTCTGGAGAACTTCTACTTTCTTTGCATTACTTCTCATCTTAGAAGCAGCACCAAGAACCTCATATGCAAAAGGATTATTAGGTAGATCAGGAACCTTCTGTGCAACTGTTCTAGGTTTTTTTGTTGCAGTAACCTTTTTAGTTGTTGACTTCTTTCTAGTCGTCGTTGTCGTCTTCTTCTGTGTTGTCATAATTTTCAAATCTGAATGCTACAATTTCATCGGGAACTAAATTACCATTAACATCAAACATCTCTGGATGTACTTTAACGTCATGATAGTTCATAAAATACTCTCTGGCAACCCATCCACCTATTGCTCCTACTATTAGAAACATTATTGTTAGTAAAGAACCAAAAACTAAACTTATTGCTAACATCTGTCTGCCTCCTATAGTGAGTGTAGTGATATGTAATGGATTGGTTTTCTTTTTACCTCCCGTTAGAATGAATTCAAAACCACGATCAATATCATAATCTGGTTTATTTATAGGTTTTTTAAACGATTTTCTTTTCCCTAAGAAATTGAACAGTTTCTGTACAACCCCCGACTTTTTGCCTTTCTCCTGTGTCATCGCAGACTACTTGAGGAAATGTTGATCCTTGACCAAACTCAGCATAGAAATCTTCTCGTGTAAAATCATTCTCTAGATTATACACAACATGTTCTAGTTTTGTCAACTGCATTACTTCTTTTACTTTCTCACAATATGGGCAACCTTCTCTACTATAAATCGTAAAGTTCATTTCTCGATATTATTTTAAAAAATTATTTAGTATCTATTATAACACGTTCTACCAAGAACTTGTTAGGAAATACTGTTCCGAAGACATTTTCCTAGATCTTACCGTAACTGCTCTTGCTGTAGGAATATAAAGTTCACTATCATTAGCAGTAACTATCTCATTTGTAATAGTCTTTCCTAAAACTTGATTTTTAGTGATAACATCGGTAGATCCTATAGTAATCTTAGATTCTGAATCTACTAAATGTATTTTTCCAGTATGGAATGTAGCACCATGACTGAAATTAAAATCACCAGTAGTTGTTTGCCATAGAATAGATTTATCAGTGGTTCCTTTAATTACTATACCACCATTGTTTGCCATTTCATCGGTTGGATCACCAATTAAGAATTGTGCATCATCATAAGTACCACTACCACCTATAACATTTGATAGATATACGGTTGATGAGGCTATGGATACTATTGTAGTCCCTGCAGGTATGTTTAGACCAGATGGAAATGTTAAAGTAACAGGTATTCCCTCTATTATATCAGTAATAGGACTAACATTATGAATTATTGATGATCCAGCACCCGCAGTTGCAGTAAAGAGTGTATCAGTTGAAAAACCTAAGACAATATCATTTGATCTTACTCTCAATTGAGAGTTTGTATTTATTCTTAGATCTCCATCTATATTAAGAGCACCAGTAAAGGTAGATATTCCTATCGATCTTATATTTCTAACATTATCAATATCCTCATTATAATTTACACTCTTAATCTTAGTGTTACCTGTGATTATTGCATCACCTAATACATCAAACTTAGTGGTAGCGGATCTTCCAACTCCAACATTACCATCAAATCTAGAGTTACCAAGGACGACAAAATCATCACTTGTAGGTAATCCACTTACCTCATAAAATAACTTACCATGACAAAGGAATGTTACTTTTGATCCAGGATTTGAAAATCCAACTAAAGATTGACCTGCACCCAATTTAATATCAGGTCTAGTATATGTTTGTCCTGGTCCAATATTAAAACCAAAGTCTAAATATTCAGTACTGTCAAAATTCTCTAATCCACCATCAGAAAGACCAAGTTTTACAGTTGCAGGATCTGGTCCTAAATTACAAATAGATACTGTTACTTTAGATTCAGATCCAGCAGGAGCAGTATATAATGCTTGCTTTGTTGCACCTGTAGATAATGTATGTTGAAGAACTCCAGATCTTATAGGGTTTATAATATCATTAGAAGTTTGTCCATAGAACAAGAAGTTAACATCAGTTTCTGTTGATCTTACAACCAACTTCTGCCCTGCACCTATATAAAGATTTTCAGTCTCTATTACCTCACCATACTTAATATATCTGTTATACTCAAAGTATCTTATTTGATCACCGTCTCTATAACCAATTTGAATTCTGGATGGGTTATAATTCTTACTACCAATAGTAATTTTACCAACTGTTAATTTGTTAGCAGGTCCTTCGTAAAGGTCGACAACTGGACCTGTTCCTGGTATAATAGAACTTAATAGACCAAACGCCATCTATCTCAACCGAATACAATTTTAAATATTTATAATGATTATACTAACAGGATCAAAAGGATTCATAGGTCAGAACTTTCTTAAGTATCTAATAGAACATTCTGATGAGGAGATCGTCACAGTTAATGAATCTGATTGTTGGGATTGGATAGCATACTTTAAAGAATGGGATAAAGTATCTCTTATAATACACCAGGGAGCGATCTCAGACACGACAGAAACAGATATAGATAAACTCCATAGGATGAACGTTTGGTTCACTATAGAGTTGTTTGAGAAGGCAATAGAGCATCAAATAGACGTTAAGTTTGCTTCATCTGCATCAGTATATGGTAATACTAGAAAGAGTTTATTCGCAACTACTCCTAATAAAATATCTCCATTAAATTATTATGCTATCACTAAACTACAGATAGATTATTACATTCAAGACAACCTAGATAAGTTCTCATCCATTCAAAGTTTCAGATACTTTAATGTATATGGAGAAGGAGAAGATAAAAAAGGAGATCAAGCAAGTCCTGTACATAAGTTTACACAACAGATAAAAGAAACAGGTAAACTAAAACTGTTTGAAGGATCAGGTAAGTACCTAAGAGATTTTATCTGGGTTGGAGATATAGTAGAAGTCGTTCTTAATAATGATAAACCATCTGGTATCTATGATTTAGGA